CAGATAGTAAAGATGCTGCATGGTTCAAAGCAGAACGACAGCGATATGCTGATCTTGGTATTCCTGAAAAATATACCCAAGAGTATCTGAATGAACCAATCGACGAAACTAAAGCTTTCTTCAGAAAAGGGGATCTAATCCCAATGACTGATGAAGACTACGAAGATGTTGATTTTAAGAAAGGAAGTGCAAAATACTACATGGCGGTAGACTTTGCAATTTCAGAAAAAGAACGAGCTGACTATACAGCAATTGTGGTAGGGGCAGTGGATGCGTATAACATCCTGCACATTGTAGATGTAGTGCGTGGGCGCATGGATGCGAAAGAAATCATTGATAATATCATGGCTCTTAATGAACGCTACAGTCCTGATATTGTCACTGTAGAAGCCGGAGCTATTGAGAAGGCCATTGGTCCTTTCCTTAAAGCTGAAATGTTTGAGACTGGGAACTTCATTAACTTGAATCCCATGACTCCAATCAAAGACAAGGAAAGTCGGGCCAGATCTATCCAAGGCCGTATGCGTGCAGGTGGAGTTCACTTTGATCGGAAGGCTGAATGGTATCCAGATCTAGAACAAGAACTCTTAACATTTCCAAGATCAGTTCACGATGACCAAGTAGATGCTTTAGCTTGGCTTGGTCTCACATTAAATAAAATGCAAGTTGCTCTGTCTCCAGAAGAACTTGAAGAAGAGGAATACGAATCTATGCTTTTTGAATCTGGCTATTATGAAGATGGTCGCTGTCGATCCACAGGATATTGATAATGGACATTGCTAACGTAATTGACCAGGATAATGTAGCCACCAGTTTAGATGACGCAAAACTTGATGAGATTGCTAAGGAAGTAATTACTGGGTTTGAAACTGACGAAGAGTCTAGACATGACTGGCTTGAGAAAATGGAAGATTGGATCAAGCTTGCTACCCAAGTCACTCAACGTAAATCTTATCCTTGGCCTGATGCTGCTAATGTAAAGTTTCCTCTATTGGCCACAGCAGCTATGCAATTTGCTGCTCGAGCATATCCTGCTCTTGTGCCTCCTACTGAACCCGTTACCGGGCTTGTACTTGGTAAAGATTCAGATGGACAAATGACTGCTCGTGCTAAACGAATTGGTCGTCACATGTCTTATCAACTTCTTCATCAGATGCCTGATTGGGAAGAGGAAATGGATAAGCTATGTTTAGTCCTACCTATCTTAGGTTGTGCCTTCAAGAAGACGTACTATGATCCATTGGAAGAAACCAATGTATCAGAACTGGTGATGCCCCAACACCTAGCTGTAAACTATTGGGCAAAGTCGTTAGATAAAGCCGAGAGAAAGACTCATATTATTCAGCGTAACAAGAATGAAATCAAAGAAAGGATTAATCGAGGGATCTACTTGGATGTGGATTTGGGAGTCCCTGTTCCATATAATCCTGGTGATGATGTTAGGAGTGCCACTTCTGGTACTAGTGAAAGTAATCCTGATGATACCACTCCTTACACTATTCTTGAACAGCATTGCTGGTTGGATCTAGATGATGATGACTATAAAGAACCTTGGATTGTAACAGTAGATTATACCTCAGGTCAGGTACTTCGTATTGTGCCAAGGTTTGATATGGATGGTATTGTTAGAGATGGCGATACTATTATTAGAATCAAACCAGTTGAGTATTTTACTAAGTTTCCATTCATTCCTAATCCAGACGGTGGAATTTATGATGTAGGCTTTGGCCTATTACTTGGTGGAATCAATGACTCTCTCAACACCCTAATCAATCAGCTTATTGATTCAGGTTCTCTAAGTATCCTACAAGCAGGCTTTATTGGTCGTGGTATACGTATCCGTGGTGGGAATCAGAGATTCCAACCTGGAGAATGGAAGCAAGTAGACTTCACTGGAGAAGATATTAAGAATAACATCTTCCCCTTACCGACCAAAGACCCCTCAGAGGTACTACTTAAGTTGTTTGAACTGCTCAATGTCTCTGGTGAAAAACTAGCAAGTGTAATGGAGATCGCTACCGGGAAGCTTCCTGGTCAAAATACTCCAGCCACTACCACCATGGCATCAGTAGAACAATCCTTGAAGATCTTTACAGCTATCTACAAGCGGTTGTATCGTGCACTTAACAAAGAATATCTTAAACTTTACCGTCTGAACAAGAACCATCTGGATGAAGAAGTATACTTCGCACTAAACTTTGATCCAATTAATGGGTTCGTGACTGAAAATGTTGGTCGTCAAGACTACCAAGATGAAATTTCAGTCAAACCAAATGCTGATCCTAACATTGTTTCTGAATCTCAGGAGCTTGCACGGGCACAGGCCCTACTAGAAATTGTCCCTCTTGGTACTGTAAACATCCAAGAAGCAACTAAACGAGTCCTTGAAGCACAGAAACACGTCAACATCCCTGCCCTAATGGCACCCAATCCTCCTCAACCATCTCCAGAACAGATGGAAATGCAACTGAAGGAACGGGAATCTCAGATGAAGATGCAACTTGAACAAGAAAAAGCTGCTTTAAAGCAACAGCAAGAACAGTTCAAGATGATGATGGAAGCACAGAAAGGCAAAATGGATCTTATGATGAAGCAAATGGAGCTTCAACTTAAGGAACAAGAACAAAATCTTAAGTTGAAACATCAAACTATGCAGCATCATATAGATATGCAACAATCTGCGGCAGATATGCAGATGAATCAGCAGCAAAATCAGCAAAAGATGGAGCTGAATCAAGCTACTCATGAACAGAACATGAAAATGGCTAAAGAAAAAGGAGCTATGAATGATAGAAATCAACGTAAGCAAGGAAATGTGGGCGGAGTGGAAAGAAAGCCCAGTAAGTAAAGCATTTTTTCGTAGTATTTTTGAGCGCCGAGAACAACTGAAAGAATTTATTGCGGTTGGTGGTGCTAAAGAAGATGTTGAAAGTTATATTGCTAAATGTCAAGAACTAAAAGCTGTGCTAGATACAGAATTTGAGGATAACCCATCATGATTAGAACCCCTGGATACAGGCTTCTAGTCAAGCCAGATGAGATTGTCAAGAAAACTGAGTCGGGAATCATTGTAGAGTTTGGTGAGAATGAAAAACTTGAAAAAGGTGCTCGCATTACTGGTACTGTGGTTCAAATTGGGCCAGAATGTTGGTCAATGCACAAGGGCAATGCTCCGTGGTGCAAGCTGGGAGATAAGATCTACTGGGCAAAATACGCAGGTAAGCAAGTAGTAGATCCAACAGATCAAGTAGAATATTTGATTCTCAATGATGAAGACGTTGTAGGAGTGATCGATCCAAATGAGTCATATTCAGACTGGATGGAAACCCTCTCGCAGGAAGGTTAAATATCCTCCTCGCCCAGATTGGGTTCCGGACGAAATCTATAAGTCTACAGTTTCAGCAAAGAAGACTTATAACGAAGGCTGGGAATACTGGGTATGGGGAGTTGCTCAACAGTATAATGTGAGCCAGGCCGAAGCAGAGATGGCATGTATGAGAGGAATTCAAAAAGAGCTTTACAAAATTCGTTTCATTTATGGTCCCCGAATCGGAACTTGGTTTGAACAATATCTGGATATGGGGGATATCTTTACTAAGATTAACCACCCAGAGTATCTACCAGAGTTAGGTTATAGACAAGGCAGTATGTCAATAGAGGTGAAACCAGAAGATGGAACAGAATCAGCAGAATGAAAATGTAGGAATTCTAATTCCTGGAGAAGCAGCAGAAGTTGAATCCCGTGCTCGTTCCCAAGGTTGGGTGAGCAAGGAAGAATTTGATGCTGACGAACGGAATGCAGGGAAGAAGTGGCGTCCAGCGGATGAGTTTGTAGAGCGAGGTGAACTGTTTGATACGATCAAGTCACTCAAGGGCGAGATCCATTCAATCAAACGAGACTTTAATCTACTTGCACAACACCACAAAGATGTAGCAAAAGTAGAGTACGACCGAGCACTTAAGGACCTAAAAGCCCAGCGTGCTGAAGCCGCCGAAGAAGGCGACACTAAAACTGTAGTCGAGATTTCTGATAAAATTGAAGAACTACGGGAGACTTACAAAGAACAGAAACAAGAGCATACGCCTTCAAATGGCACCGTGCATCCAGCCTTTACGGCATGGTTAAACGATAACTCTTGGTACACTACAGATCCTGCCCTTCGTGGTGCAGCAGATGCAGTAGCTAAAGAGTATATTAGTGTTAATTCCCAATCCTCATTTGAAGATGTTCTTAATCATGTTAGTGCGGAAATGAGCAAAAAGTTCTTTGCTAAAACTTCCAAACCCAAAGTTACCACAGTAGAAAGTGGATCCAATGGCTCTTCTGCAAAGAAGGGCAAGCTTACAAAAGCCGATTTAAGTGATGATGAACGCGAGATTATGCGTACCTTTGTTAAGCGCGGTGTATTCGCGAATGAGCAAGAGTATATTGATGAACTCGCAAAAGTGAAGGGGCTTTAATATATGCGTAATACTACAAATCAGACAGTAGAGAATCGGGTAGATAGCGAACGCCCAACCCGTGTACCAATCAATGGACTCAGAGACAAGCTTGTTGTGAAAGGCATTCCCGAGCATCTCCACGCCTGTTGGGTAAACGATTATAATCTGGAACGATACAAAGAAGCTGGTTATGGCTTCTGGACTGGTTCCGCAGTGGTTGGAGACAACCACGTAGATAGCAATTCTGGCATGTCGTCAGGTGTGATCTCACGTAACGTGGGAAATGGGGTTACCGCCTTTGTAATGGTAATTCCTAAAGATCTCTATGAGTCAGATCAAAAAGCACTAGATGATGAAATTGCCTCCAAAGAATCTATCTTATTCCGTTCACAAAAACAAGCTGAAGGTAGATATGGCAATATTGAAGTACAACATGGATCCAAATCCTGAGCCAACTTATCTACTAGAGGCTTAACCTCTTAGGAGATAATATGGCGACTACAAACGTAACTCGTCCTAGTGGTTTTAAACCACTGCGTTATCTTAGCGGTGCAGATTGGAATGGTCAATCACAGACCTATGCTTTTAGCTCATCCAACTCTGCTGCTTGCTATAAATATGATCTAGTAATTTTCGATTCAACTAACCGTACTGCTCCTCTCACTGATTGGATGCCTGCACTCCCCTTCGTAGCTTCGGCTGCGGCAGACGTGACTACAGCAGCCCAGCGAGGTGTAGTAGTTGGTTTCCTTCCTGAGCCAGAGTTTAGTATGTCTGGCACCGCATCACTTGGTCTCATGTATCGCGTAGGTTCAACCAATCGTTGGGCAAACGTAGTAGATGATCCCAGTGTAATCTTTGAAGCTGAAGAAGAGGCTGGTGGTTATACCTCTGCTTCTAACAACTTTATTGGTAAAGCTATTGGCACAGACTATGTAGCGGGTTCAACCACTACTGGTGTTTCCAAGGCAACCATTAAATCTTCAGATTCACAGACTGCTGCCGTCCGTCCGTTCAAGGTACTTCGTTTTGTGCCTCGTCCTGACAACTTCGGTTTTGCTGCGGCTGATAACCCCACATATGCAAAGTATGAGATCCTACCTTTTAACTTTGATCTCAATCTTGCATATGCTGCGGCTACTTCTGCTTCAGCAACTCTCGTCATCGGCGCCTAATAGGAGGGAACTATGGCTCTAATTACTAGTGGTACCTTTAGTAAAGCCCTCTGGCCTGGTGTTAATAAGTGGTATGGTAAAGCATACGACGAGTTCCCAGTAGAGTGGACTTCACTGTTCGACAAACATACAAGCCGTAAGGCTTTTGAAGAAGATGTTGGTGTAAGTGGTCTAGGGCTTTTCGCAATTAAGCCTGAAGGCCAAGCAGTTCAGTATGATACTGAGCAGCAGGCTTACATCACCCGCTACACTCACGTTGTGTATGGTCTTGGTTTCATGGTAACTCGTGAAGCTATGGAAGATGACCAATATGATGTAGTGGCAGAGAAACGTGCCCGTGGGCTTGCTTTCTCTCTTCGACAAACAAAGGAAATTCTAGGTGCAAACGTGTATAACCGGGCGTTTACTTCTGGTTATACTGGTGGTGATGGTGTTACCCTTGGTAATGCTTCTCACCCCAATGCGGTTGGTGGAACCTGGTCTAACATCCTTGCTACCGCTGCAAACCTAAGCGAAGCTGCTCTTGAGCAAGCCATCATCGATATGGGTAAGTGGACAAATGATCGAGGTCTTCGTATCGCGGTTATGCCCAAGTCCCTCCACCTTCCAGTGGATCTCCAATTCGAAGCAGAGCGTATTCTCAAGTCCCAGTATCGTATTGGCACAGCTAACAACGATGTATCAGCACTTGTCTCTATGGGCAAGTTCCCTGGTGGTGCAAATGTAAATCACTACTTTACTTCTAGCACTGCTTGGTTCCTTCGTACCAATGTTCAAGATGGTCTGAAATACTTTGAACGGCGTGGTGATTCATTTGAAGAGGATAACTCCTTTGATAATGAAACTGCCAAGTTCAAGGCTTCCTTCCGTTGCAGCTTTGGTTGGACTGATCCTCGTGGTTTCTACGGTACACCCGGCGTATAATTAACATGGGGGCTTCGGCCCCCTTCTTAGGAGATTATTATGCCAGTTAATCAAAGTTACCCAAAAAGCCGATCAGTTGTACAAAAGGTTTTTGCGGTATCTCGAACTGATAGCTCAACTGCTAAATGTGTCCTGCCTAAGGGAGCAGTCGTTACTGGAGTCTATGT